CAATATATCTGACTCACCCTGCCTCACATCCCTAGTAACTACCGCCTTTTTCTGAAGAATCTCTGTTGATGCATTACCGGATTCTTGTTTAACCAACCATCTGGGACGTCTGACTCCCGAGTCCCGAGCCGTCGCTGTAAGATGGTTTGCCGATGCCGGAAGTTCACTTGTCGGATTAGCCGCTTGGCCTAAAGTAACGTAGTTGCTGAATCTCTTAGAGACGTCCTGAGTCCGCTTGCCTTCAAGGATATTCTTCCCAAGTTCCAATATGTCGTGGGCGATGCCTCCGGATCCGGCTTGGGCGATTACCAAGTTGCCAGCCTCGTCATCCGTAAGCAAAATTCCGTTTTTCTGTAGATATCGAGTGATGGCAGAACCAACGGTTTCCGTCGGAGAAAACTCGAGATTTCTCCTGTCTACCGACTTCACTTGGTCTACAACTCCGATTCCAAACGGCTTGCAGACTGCCTTTAAATTCTGCTCATGGGTCTGGTTCTTGTATGATTTAGCCATCCCGTGAGGCATGCAGCAGTCCTGCAGATCGACCGTCTTACTGGCGCCTGAAATCGTAACGCTGATTCCTGAGGCCGAATAACTGACTTCTCGCTTGGTAACGTAACCGGTCAAGATTGGCTCACCGTCGATAAAAACCTGCACTTCGTCCTGAGGCTGAATGCCAATCGTTAGATCTTCTTTGCTTCTGGTTGACCTTACCGAAAAGGTTCTGGCCAGACTTTGAAGCGTACAGGCAATACTCACATCCAGCCAGTTCTCGTATTTTCTACCGTTAACAAAAAGAGTAACGGTGTTATTTGAGATTTTCTTTGGCATGTCGTTCGTCACTCATTCAATAATTTCAACGGCACCGCCGGTACAAAGCCTGAGTGCCGGATCTTATTTCTTCCAACTATCTCTAACTCTCGGGTCGAGTCTCCGTAATAGTCATAGGCCAGCACCAATGCCGGAGTAACGGCCGAAGGAGTGAACGGTACAAGTCTCGCCTGATTCTCAGCTCGCTGCGTAATCGCCTCATACACTGCAGAATGCGCCTGACTTAATGCCTCAAAGACCGAATCGTTTTGAGTTTTAAACATCTCTGCGTCAATCGCTTCCAGGATGTTGTCCCTCACCTGAATTAAATCGTCGTACGGGGCAGTTTGAACCACGGCTGAAGCATCTACCCGATCATTTTCCGAACCAACTTCTGAAGCAGCCAAAACCGCGTTTGATAGTGCCGCCTGCCGTACCAAGGTTTGGACTGCTGCGTCGGCATTCTCGATCCTCTCGCTTGTCGTTCTCGAAGCCACGGCCGTCGGTTTAGAGCTGTTCAGCGAATTTTCTTTCGTGAGCTGGCTGAATCGGTTAGCCACATTGCTCCAAGCGCATATCGTTGAAGCAAAACCCTGTAGTCCCAGCGTATCTAAAACTCTCTGCCCTAAAGATTGCGGAGCTCCGCTCACCAAGGTAATCGCATCATTGGCCAAATCGGCCAGGTCATCAGCGAGATCAAAAGCCTGATAAATTCGAGACAGCGAGTCTTCCGAGAAGAGCTTGGCAAAGTCTTCTCCCACCGTCTTTTTCACGAAATCCTGGCACCCGGAGATATCAAATTTTTTAATAAACTCGTCAAAATTAGCATTCGTCAGTGCTGAGGCCGCTTTTAAACACCGTCCCCCGGCATCCACTATCGAGTTCGGAAACTCTAATTTCCCGCTTTCAACAAAAGAGAGTGTGACGGTGGAAAGGCGGTTTGACTCAAAACGCGGGGAAGTGAGATCAACTGCCACGACCTCCATGGTGCCGAGCCACGGATGGATTAACCGCCCCGGGCCCTGTTTTTCGCATGCCGCTATCAGCCGCTTCATCCGGGTAATGTAATCAGCTCCTATGACATAGGCCGTTACGGTGATTGTTCTTTTTGAGCGTCCTAGATCTTCAGTAAACGGCGTATCTCTCTGAGGATACTCAAAAGTCTGAGTTCTTCTGCCTACTTTGAAGTCGGAGCTTGTCACTTCAAAGGGTACGCCTCTAAAGGAGGCTCGCCTTAATTCCGGTGCATTCATTAGTCGGTCAACCCCTCTACTGGATAGTTTTGAGTTGAAGCAGAGAAATACCCGCCGCTCGAGTCTTGCTTATTGACTTGAGCCTCGGTTCCGTTCGGAATCTTTACGACCACTTCCAGACGGTTATCCACTTCTGTTTTCTGAGTTGATAGTCCTCTGCTCATCGATGCGGCTTCTGAAGAACTCATCATCGGAGCAGGCCTCTGAGGTTTCGCCTCTTCTCTGGAGAGTCCGAGCATTTCCCTAGCAGAGCCTTTAATACCCTCCCAAGACAGCTTTTTCTTGATGTTTTCCCACGTTTCAGTCAGACCAGACCAAAGCGCACGAATATTCTTACAGGCGTTATCCCACGCCAGAGAAAAGCCGTCCGGCAATCCTTTCAGTACCTTTGACAAATTGGGGAATGAATTCTCAAACCATGTGGAAATATCATCCCAGTTCTTCCATAGTGCAATGCCGGCAGCTATCGCTCCTCCGATGATCCAGCCCCATGGGCCGAAGGCCGTGGTAATTGCCGCCCCAACCCCGTAAAGGGATTGCCCAAGGCTAATCATATTGCCGACAAGCGTCAGACCAATTAAAGCTCCGAACCCTTTGATTATGGTGTCCCAGCCGCCGATAGAGTCCACAAAATTCATGACCCCGTCAATCAGATTAAAAACCCCGTCAACCGCTTTTTCAAAGTCAATTTCGGAGACGGCCTTGGAGATTCTTTCGAATATAGCTTCCAGCCTTTGGGTAATGAGATCCTTGTTGGCCGTAACCCAATCCTGAATCCTCTTTACAATCGTTTCGATAACGGGCGCAAGCGACGCCCCGATGGTAGCCGACACACCGTCTAAGACTTGAGAAAACTTACTCATGGTATCGGTTAAATGAGCCGAGTCAGCTACCATCTTATCGTTCATCACGATGCCCAGCTTCTCGGCTTCATTGCCCATCTCGTCAAGCCCTGCGGCACCGCTCTCCAAGACAGGAATCATCCTCTTGGCGAGCTCATCACCGAAGGCCGCCGTCAGAATACGCAACCGGACAGCCGGAGACTCATTGTTTTTGACTGCCTGAGCCAAGTTCCGCATCACATCGGCCGCGTCTCGAATATTCCCCTTTGAGTCCTTCAAAGATACGCCGAGTCTCCTGAATATAGCCGCCAGATTCTTGTTCTCGCCTCTGGCAGCTTGCCCCATGTTGTAAGTCAGCTTAGCTAACGCCTGATCCATCTGCTCGGCTGACATCCCTCCCAAACCCGCGGCATAACGGAGTTTCTGCAAGGACTGAGCACTGACGCCAGCCCTCTTGCTTGCCTTATCGATAGAGTCACCTAAGGAAGTAAACTTGTCCACCGCGGCCTTTAAGCTAAAGCCTCCCACACCCCCCAAAACTGTCAGAGGAAGTGCAAACTTTGATGCTAGTGCTGCCGACGACTTCCCGAGAGCGGAGAAGGAGCGGCCGATCTTGCCGAAATTAGCATCGATTTTCTTCAGAGCCGGGCTTATCTTATCGGTCGCCGATAGGACGGCCTTGAGACTGTATTCTTTTCCTGCCATTTTTTATCTTCTTCCATAATGCGAAGAGCCTCTTTCGCAAGCTCAACCACCCGCGAAAAAGGCTCTTTTGACAGTTCAGTAGGTCTTTCACTCCAGAATCGAGCCGTGTTGTAAAAGACCTTCACAGCCATTTTCTTCTGCCCTACTCCGTATCGGTAAAAAAATCGGATACCTTTCGGATTAAAGCCATCGCATCTCTGATTCCGAGCTGGCCCACAGCTTCGTCTGAAAGACCGGAGCAGGTCACAACATACTTTCTCAGCAAGCTTAATTTTTCATCCGGAGTAGAAGCGTCCCCGGGAAGACCCATTGCGGAGATCTCGTTAAAGGTCGGTTCTCGCAGATCGACCTTCTCAATTTTGTTTCCCGATACCGTGATCGGAGCTTTCAGCTTATAAGTCTCAATCATGACCACCTCCCGTTGGTTCCTACAAATTTCATTCCGACAGTGCCAGCGTCACTGTCATAGTTCATCTCTCCTTCAATGAAAGCCTCTGAGAGCGTGTAACTCTTACCGTTGGCTAATTCCGCAACGACGGTACCTGTATCCATGTTTGAGAGTTCCTCGATCGGAAAATCCTTATCCATGAGGAAAGTGCCGTCGATATAAGGAGCTATCGGAGTCTCTTTGTAGTTAACCGACCCGTTCGTTGAAACAATGGTTTCTTTTGTGGTCTTTGAAAGCGGGATAGTGAGCCCTCCTTCAATATCGAGCGTCCTGCCGTTGACTGTGATGTGGCAGATTCCTGCAATTCTTGGCATTAAATCACCTCTTATTCATTAAATTGAAGACGGAACTGAGCCAGCACGGCAAAGACTCTTAACTGATTGACCAAGTCCGGCGGCAGAAGGACATCCACTCTGTTTGGATCATCTTTATTTCTTTCAACAATGAGGTACTTGGCAAACAAGTCAGCATTTTCGACAATCGCCTTGTCTTCGAGCTTGGTGTACATCGCAATGAGCTCGCCCCTGATAATGGACGGCGTCACCACCGCCTGCCCTGCACCGAATCGCGTCCCGTCACTGGCGAGTTTGTGCCGCGGATACTTGCTCGTAATACAGCTTCTCAAGGCGCGAATGATGTAGGCCAGCGTGTGCAGCGTCTCGGAATCTAAGTACGAGTTGTCTTCATCGCCGAATCTATTCTTTTGGTACGTCGTAATTGCCCTTTCCACCCTCATATAGCCGGATTCCGTGTACTCGGTAGCAATGCCGTTTGTCAAAAGAACCTGACGCTCACTCATGGTAAAACGCTTGCCGTGAGGGGCAGAGGTGATCCTGATTAACTCTAAAGTCTGAGTAGGACGCGCCGGATCAATAGAAAGCTTGGCTGCGTTCTGAGCTCCGTAGGCTGCCAGTACCTCAATTGCCAAAGACGGGACATCCGGTTCGAGCCCGATAATCGTGGCGTGCTGATCGTTACGGGTTACTCCAAACTTCTGCAGATCGTTAACGGAGCCCCTCTTACAGGTGTAGACATGTCCATACTGCTGCTTGTCATAGGCCCAGCGGCCGCTCGTATCGTTCATAGTCTCTTTGAAATAATCCAAAGAAACCGTGTCCGAATAGGGCATCAGGATAAAGTCGTACGGGTCATCACCCATAATTTTGGAGAATTCAAGAGTAGAGAAATCCGGCGCGCCGGTGCCTCCGGCCATGGCTGTGATTTTGACACTCAGCCCTTCAGGCGTCTCCTCTCCGGCCCCGTAGCCCTGAATATTGAGTCCTAAAGCGATGTCGTTGCCATTGGCGCCCTTATTCTTCGCGCTGACGGTAACGTAGCCCTCTTCTACTTCCGCATCCTCCTCACTCGCAGAGGCTTCTGCCGTAACCGGAAGATCGGGTTTTCCGTTAATCGCAGACGCGATTGCAGATGCTACGTCAGCAGGCGCATCATCCACACCGACCGCTACCTGAACTCGATCGGCTCCGATATAAACGCTCAAAATGCCGGCTAAAGTAGGAAGACCCGATAATGTATACGTGCCCGAAGCGGCTGTTGCCGCTTCCGGATCACTTAGCGGAATTGCCCAAACCTGACCTGCAGGATCGTTTTTGCGATAAACCGTGTTCATCCTGGCCAGCTCCGAACCACGACCAAAAAGGTCCTTCCCTTGACTATCGCCGGTGACAAGAACCGGCACAAGCGGCTCAGCCTTCCCTTCGGTCATCTGACCAATAAGAAGCGTCGTTTGAGTCGAAGTGGCCAAATTAGCCATCGAATTATCGACTTCCGCATAAAAAAGCGGCGTTCTCACGTCGCTTGGGATGTTGTTAAATGAAATACTCATTTAGTTTTCTCCAAATCAATTAAAACTTTTGCTTCAATCCTGCCGTCCGGATGTCCCTTCTCGGCAATCACATCGATATCGGTGTACATC